CCCTTGAATATGTTTTTCCCAGTAACTATTAGTACTATCTAAATCTGGTGTAACTAATGTTGAATCATCTGCTTCGTGTCGTTGTTTACAAACCCACGCTGTACTTTTATGTACAACAATATCACCTAAAGAATAAACTTTACCTGCAGAACCAATCCACTCGCCTGTATAATTATCACCAGTAATAACTACTTGCCAGTATGTAGGAGTACTATCTGGTGAAGTACTTGATCCTGGATCATAATAAGAACGAAGTTCTGGATCTAATGCATCCGGTTCTATACCTATTGAATCTCTAACAGCAATATATAACCATCCATGTCGTCTAACAACATTACCAGTTTTATATTCAACAACATCTTCCCATTCTGATTTTACACTATAACCAGTAGTTAATAGTTCCCAATCATATGTTCCTTGTAAACTTTCTCCATCATAAAACACACCCGTCACACTTGGTGTTGATGCTGTATTATTTGTCATTGATGTATAAGTATATCCGCCATATTGTACAATGTCTCCTGGTTGGTATGCAACAGAACTCTCCCATAGTCCTTCATATCCTAATCCAGGCATCCATATATCAAAATTAGCTTCAAGAAACGTTGATGCAGTAGTATGTGCAGATTTACAACGCCATAACGTTGGACCATATGTTATAATATCGCCAACTTTATATCTAGTACCGCTTGAATCATCAGCTCCTTGCCAAGTACCTTTATATACAATACCACTAATTACAATTTCCCATTTAGCTTGGTCGGCTTCTAATCCTAAAACAGTTGTTCCAGCTGATGCGTGTCCTGTTAAGCAACGATAAACAATTCCACCATAACGAATAACATCATCTTTAAAGTATCTTGTATTAATTGACCAGTCTGTTTTCCATGAGTCTCCACGCCATTTAATTTCCCACTTAACTTGATCAACTTCTAAACCACCAAGCGTTGTTGAAGACGTGTGTTCAGTTAGACATTTATATACATATCCACTATAACGAATAACATCATCAATTTTATATGTTGTTAACGGTAACCACTCATTGCGCCAGTTAGGTGTTTTATAGTATACAATAACTTTAGCTATGTCAGCAGTAATGCTTTCAAGTCCTGAAGTATGTTGAGTTAGTACTCTATAAATTACAGATCCATATTTTACTAAATCGTTTTTATTATATACTGTACTATGTGTCCACTCATTGCGCCATGTATACCCTTCGGTATGTAATAACCATTTAGCTTTTGGAGTAGAATTTAAATCAGTTGGAAAATTCAGTGGATCCGAAGTGTGGCCGATCATACAAATATAAGTATTACCGCCAAGTCGTATTACATCATCTTTGGTGTAGACCGTGGCACCAGTCCAGTAATTCTTCCATGTGTATCGTATTCTTGCAATATTAAATTCAGCCATCTTAGTATCCTGTTATAAAATCCTTGTCTGTAAATTCTGATGAGTTACCTGTTGGATAAGTGTACGCCGTATTAAGTCTTAAAACAAATTCGCCCTCATCGTTTATAAAATAATAAATATTTTTATCATCCCAACGCATCTGTTCAAAGTTTAAATTTTCATAAACTAAATTATGATTAGGATTTCTTCCTTCAAAGAAATCAGCCCCGTCTTGGAAATCTGGATAGTTATCAGTAGCACCACCAGGTTTGTTAATTTGTATATTATCTGTTGGCGAAGCTACATCAACTTTACCTATAAACATTTGTCCGTCATCATCTCTGCGTAACGCATAAAAATAACGTTCTCCTGTTTGTCTTGCTAAAGGTGAATCACCTACGTAATTAAAACTCATTATACAATCTCCACAAAACTAAAGATAACGTCAACTGCATCATCTTGATCTGCCTGTACAGCTAAAACATTCTGCGTAGGCAATATTAATTTTTCACCACCATTAATTGCTCGCAAACTTGCATTCGGAGCAATCATAACATCTTTAACATAGTATCCTGTAATACTAGTATCGTCTTTAATTGTAATACTAACCCGTGTGTTTCCATCTAATAAATTAGCAATACTCAATCCAATGCCAGTAGCCTTTGCTCCGGCTGGTGTAGTATAGATATCTACAGGTACAGTTCCTACGTTTTTTATTATTTTATTTTTAAAAAAGGTTGCCATTTATATTATCCTAAACTCAATACAATTTCTAATGCTATATTTTCAGCGTCTGTTGTTGATACTGATCCAGATGTTCCTGCTACTGAATCCCAACTTGTTCCATCGTGTATCTCTAATCTACCATCTGTAACGTTCCATCTTGTCATTCCTAATGGAGGACTTGGATGTCTTTGAGCTGATGTTCCTGCCGGAAGTACTAAACCATCTGTTCCTACAATCTGTACATATCCAGTGCCTGTATTAGTAAATCTAGTTGCCGCACCGTCTACTGTGTTATTTATTACACTTCCGCTGATGTTAATATCGTCAATATTAACACCTCCTGAGCCATTAGGAGTTAGGTTTAAATCAGTGTTTGCAGTAGTTGTACTAATAGTATTACCATCAATTTGAATATCATCTACGTTAAGTTTTGATACATTAAATTCTGTTTGTGTAATACTTGCAATTTGTGTACCTGCTGAATAAAATCTAATAATGTTATCATTTGCACCAGGTGTTAATTCTGCTGTAATATAAGTATCAGCATCTAAATCATAAACTCCTGTTAAAACAATCCAGTTGCCATCATACCCTTCAAATTTACTTGTAGTTGTATTATAACGCATCATTCCTACTGCTGGTACACTTGGACGTTGAGCAGTTGTTCCTGTTGGAATTCTAATACTTCCTGTAGTATTAACATCAACAACTCCACTACCAGGTGTTAGTGTAATATTACTAGATGCTGTTTGTATAATGTTACTTTTTATAATAAAGTCATCAATAAGAATGGAGCCTGCTCCATTAGTACGTAATTCTAAGTTTGCGTTTGAAACTGTATTTTCAATAACTCCAGCGTCAATATGAATGTCATCAATGTATGCACTTGTAGTATGTAAATTATTCCAACGCTTTCCAGCAGTTCCTAAATTATAAGTTGCTGTTGTTGCTGGTTTAATATCACTAGTAATCCCAGCTACAATATTAATTGTATCAGTAGCTTCGTCACCTAGCTGTACATTTCCACCTACAGTAATGTCACCATCTGCTGTAACATTTCCTGTAACATCTAAGTTACCAGTAATATTAGTATTTGCTTGAATATCAACTATACCTGTACCGTTAGGTATAAAGTCAAGGTTGGAGTTCGATACTGTCGTTGAAATTACATTAGTATCAAATCTTAAATCGTCTAATTCAAATGTTTTTAATGAAACAACTTTGTCTGTGCCGACAGTTGTAAGGTTTAATACAGTAGAAACTGTATCAATAGTGTTACCAGAAATTCTAACATCACCAATAAATGCTGTTCCTGTTGTAACTAAATCCGTGGATCTCGTGGTTCCGTTAATATCTAATTCGTATTGAGGGGATGCAGTTTTGATACCAACTCTGCTGTTATTAACATCCAAATAAAGTAAATCCGTCTCAAAGGCTAAATCCACGCCGTTACGCAATAGATTGGACTTTAAAAGCGGACCCGAAATACGACCTACAGCCACTTTGCTCTCCTACGGGGATCCTGTCCCTCTAGCCAAATTTTCATCTTTTACAAGTTCTTTGCTGGCTAACCACAGTATGTCCCATAGTACACAAAAGGTATCTCTCCTTTTATTGGTCCTGTACTATGACAATAGTATTTATCGTTTTTGGAAATTATGCAAGTGCAATGGTGTAAATATTAACTAGTTCGTCCATGTACTCGAGTGTAATGCCACCGCCAATACCAGCAACGTTAGACCATTGAGTGCCATCAAACGTTTCTACATAAGCTAGTTGTGTATTATATCGTGTTTGTCCTATTAGACCCGCTGGACGTTGTGCTGTAGACCCTGCTGGGATTACTACACCAACAGTAGCATCGAAGTGAATGTATCCTGTAGCTCCTGTTTTACTAAGTTGAAATGCTTGAGAAATTGTATTATGTATAACACTTCCTTGAAATTTAAAGTTAGCTATGTTAACCGTTCCGGTTCCTTGTGCAGTTAACGTCATTGCCGCATTTAATGTAGCTGTAGAAATAGTGTTACCATCTATTGCCACATTACTTTGTGACACTAGTTTATTAGTTGTTAATTCAGTACTAGTTAATGTTGTAGTTGTAACACCATTAGTAACAAAACTAAAATCATTACCAGCATTTGCTAATACATAAGTTTGTCTGTCTTCACTCCATATACCTCTTAGAGGAGTATATGCAATTGAAAATAATTCAAAGAAGTTAGTAGTTGTGTTGTACCTAACATCACGGTTTAAGTTAGGTCTTTGTGCTTCTGTACCGTCTGGTACTCTTAGTGCCGCTACAGAGCTTATTGTTAAGTTTTCGCTACCTGGATTGATTACTATGTCAGTAGCTGATGAAATATTATGTCCGTTAAATTCTAAACCGTCAAGAACTACGCCACCTGTACCATTAGCCCTAAGGAACATGTTATTATTAAATGTTGAAGTTGATATATAATCGTTATCAATCTCAATGTCACCTATAATTGCTTTAGCTGTGTTTACATTGTTCCATATTTTTGTTGCACTTCCTAAATTATGTAATCCTACTGTAGAGTTTGGAACTAAATCTTGGGTGAAATCAAGGAAATCAAAGTCAATAGTATCAGTAGCTGTGTCACCTAAATTAATTGTTCCACCAACACTTATGTTTCCTGGAATAGTTATATTTCCTGTAGCATTAACATTACCAGTAACTTTTGTATTTGTAAATTCAACAGTTCCTGCACCATTAGGACTTAGTACAATATTAGAATTGCTTAAACTACCAATAGTATTATCGTTAAATTCTAAATTTTCAGTACGTAATTTATCTGTTTTAATTATACCTTGGGAATTTAAAATAATATTACCAACTACACTTGAAGCTCCTGTAGTATCAAATTTAAGATTACCACCAGTGAGACGAGTAGCATAGTAGTTACTAGCACTATGTTGGCCTGCAATAAATAATTCTGTGCTTGGAGTCGCGGTTTTAACGCCTATCTTACCAGTTAAGTGACCTATAAACAATAAGTCTGTATCAACGGCTAGATTAGCTTGGGTTCTCTGTAGATTTGCCGCTAATAGCGGACCTGAGATTCTTGCAACTTGTGCCATAATATAACTTCCCTCTATGTTATGTATTTATCGGGAGTTATTAGGTCCAGGGTCTGCCTGTTACAAGTCCACCTGAGTTTGCATTATCGGTAAGTGTATTATCTGCTTTATATACAGTAGGTAATTGAGACAAGTTAAGAGTACTACGTCTTCCGCTTGCCGCTCGGTTTGTTTTTGCTAAATTTAATTTAGCTTCTTGTCTTAGTTTCTTATTTGCTAGTGTTGAAATTCCGTTTGTTGCCATAGTCGTCTCCTATTTGTCGTAGTTATGAAGAACTGTTACGGGTTTACCTGTTGGAACTGCTGTTCCAAATACTACATACCAACCAGTGGCATAAGTAGGTGGATTTTGTTCTAGTACATAGTTTGTAGTTGCTAGTTGGAATACGTTTTCAATAAGAACAAAAATATTTTGTGCCGCTAACGGTGCTGGGTTATATGAATCGCCATTAACTAATGGGCCAAACTTTGTTTCAACATCATTACCATTACCTAGTGATTGTTGAACAATACTTGCTGGTTCAAATCTTCTAATTGGTGCCCATGAACCATTTTGATAATCTTCAAATACATTAGTATCAGTATTATAACGAAGATGACCGTTTGCCGCTGATGTTTTTCTTTGTGCCTCAGTTCCTTTTGGAACCATCATCATGTCTGTACTATCAAGAACAATCTGACCGTTGACATCTCTACGGATATCGTCTTTGCCATAAATGCCGCGGGCATTAGTTGATTGTGCTTTTATATATCGCATTATACTTCCAAGTAACTAACAGTAGCAGATAAATTAAAAGGTGATTGCCCTTGCATCTGAACAGTATCGCCTTCCTCTAAAATAATTTTTTCAGAATCAAAAGTAAATGTTTCTCCACCTGGTACTGGTAGATCTTTTACAATCTGATTTAGTGTTGATAATGCCGCTCCACTTTGTACAAAGTGTAAATCAAACTGTGAATTATTTGCTGGAACACCAGCCGCCGCAAAATTACACACTAACAATGTTGTGATAGCGTATTGTTTGCCTGCCGGTACTGTTAACAGTACTGTTGGAGTTCCACTTAATGTTGCTTGTGCTATTGCCATTTTTATCTATCCTTAAAAGATCATACTTAAAAGTAATGATCTATTTTTACTTATAATTTCATCTCGAACGCTACTACTATTTACATAAAATAAGCCAGTCTTGCCTATTCCTGGTGCTTTAACGTACAGTACAAGCCCGTCTGCTGGTGCAACAGGATCTACAGTAGCATCGTCTACGCCTGGTGTACTTAAAATCTTTAATTGATCATCAACTACGACTGATCCAGTTCCTGGTGCTGAAAGAATTAAATCAGCGGAACTAATTGTTGTTTCTATTTTGTTTCCTGATAATCTTATATCTTGTATTTCTGCTCTATTATCATAAAATGTAGTATTAGTACTTCCGTCAACTCTTACTGTTACAGTACTTGGATTTGCTTGATCATCATCAAATGTAACAACATCAGTAAAGGACGAAGCAGATCCTGCTCTAATTTTATCAATGGCATAATTAGCAAGTTCATATGAAATTCTGTCATTAACTTTTTTCAAGTTAGGAATATCATCATCATCAGTAACTGAGTTTTCATAATTGTTAGTACCACTAACACTAATTACACCTGTACCACTATTAATTAAAAATAAATCGCCGCCACCTGTACTAATGCTTCTTACTTCTAATCCAATGTTACCACCAGACTCGTCTTTAAGTACAAATGCTCCTGTCTTAGTTGTATTAGTTACAGGATCGTTCCAAACAATAGATTCATTAAAAAGAAATTGTACATCAGCTAAACTACCACGTTCAATTCTAATTCCTGCTTCACCTAAAGTAATACCTGTTCCAGATTCATTTGCATTAATAACAATAATATTATCAGCTACATTTAAATTAGTTGAGTTTACTGTAGTTTGTTGCCCAGATATAACAAGGTCGCCTGTAACTCTAACCTGCCCTATATTAAGGCCTGTGTCAAGAGTTATAACTCCGTCGTCGGCTGTTTTAATTGTATAATTACCAGATGTTTGTAGTGTCTTTGCCATTTAATTATTGCCCATCAACTGTTACTGTATTTGTTACAGCGTCATCTTCACCACCGGCATCACTTCCGCCGATAACCATTTTTCCTCTTGTAGTACCTTCGTACTGACAATTATTATTCCAAATCTTTGTAATCTGTACGACTGTAGAATCATCTAATACGCCGTCAATTACCATATCGCCTGCTACTAATGTGCTAGATGCTTTATTAACTAAAGTTAATATTTCAGTAGTTGTACCATCTGTTACTCTAAATTTGTTTGTAGACCGTTGTGACAGAATCCATGCTTTAGTAGTTGCTTCTGATGCACCAGTGAAGAAATATCGGGTAACTTGGATTTTTCCATTGCCTTCCCCGAAATATCTTTTATTTACTGGCCTGCCCATAATATTCTCCGCTTTCAAGTATTTATCATCAAAATAAGAAGCCCGAAATTACCCGGGCTCCTTATAATTTTGATTATGCGTCTTCTGTGTAATCGTCGTCGTCAGTACCGACTAATGTGTTATCATCGCCAGCTTCTTCCATTCTAACAATACCAGATGCCGCTGAACCTGTAAGTTTCCATTGCACTGACTCACCGTCTAATGCGTTAGATCCTGTTGCACTTGGTTGAGCAAGTGTTATCTTTCTACCGGTAATCTTTGCTACTCCATAAGTTTCTGAATCAGCACCTAAGACTGTAATTGACATTTCAGTTGCTGATAAAGCCGCAGGTAAAACACCTGTTTTTAATGTACAGTCAAAAAGTCCTGCCGTGCCAATTTCTTCAACACGAAACTTTTTACTGCCAAGTTGTTTTACGATATAGCCTTCTTTAACAGCCGTGCCGTTATGAAAGTTTACTTTGATTTCAGTGCTACCTGCAGTTGGTCCTACGCCAGCGGCTCCGAAAAGTCTTGGATTAATTGGTCTTCCCATTTTTTTTCTCCTTTAAAACGTTCTAAGTCTACGGGGTTGGTTCCCCATAAAACGCAAGATTGCGTCCTTATACTCTTATATTTATCAATATGAGTCAATAGTCAAAAAGAAAGGGCGACATAAAGCCGCCCTTCCAAATTGTAATAATCTCTTAACTTAAGAGAATGTTACGTTCGCGATAGATACTCTACCTAAGTAGTCAGCCGCATTACCAAGAGATGATGCTGTGTTGTTTAACTCAACATAACCATATCTTGACATGAAACTTACAACTGGCTCAAAGCTAGCCGGATCCAACACAACACCGCTTGACATTAAAGGAATGTATGGGCAGTAGAACGCTGGTGCGTCTGCTTCTGAAGTACCTTTGTAACCAACAAGTACGTCCGTACTATCAGCCGCATATGAATCAACATATACTTTCATTGCACCGTTTAGTGTTCCTACAAATTTAGTATTTGTTGGAGCTTCAAATGTGCCTTCAGTTGTTCTTGCGAACGCTGAAGTTGTAGCTGATTGTAGTACAGTAAGAGCGTGTGGGGAAACCACAGCCCAGTTACCAGCACCACGACGTGTACGCTGAGCAATAGTATTTGCAACGCGGTTGACCATAACAGCTAAAGCCGCATGTTCGTCACCTACGAAAGTTGCAGTACCACTAACAGCATTTTGGTCGTATGCTTGTTGTGCCGTACCTGCTAAAGCACGTAGTGATGCAAGAACTTCTTGATCAATTTCAGCAGTAATTTCTTGGGCTAATGCCGCCATAATTTCTGCTTCAATATCAATGCCTTGCTGTGCTTGAGCATCTTGAGCCGCTTCAAAAGTCCAGCGAGCTGATAGCTTTCTGGTTTTTGCTTCGACTGTTTGCTTTAAGATTTGGATGCTTAACTTCTTACCCGCAGATCCTTCAAGTGCCGCAGTTGCGCCAGCTTTAGGGTCGGAGTCATCAGCATTACCTGAATAAGCCGCCGCAATCTTAAATGGTGAAAGTGCTTCTTCACCTACTTCGTTACCGTCACTCGCGTCACTGTAACGTACTCTTAGTGTGTGGATTTGACCCACTGGACCTGTCATAGGCTGTACACCAACTAATTCGTTGGCAATAACAGTCGGCATAACACGTCGTATTACTGGTAGGATAACTCTATTTAGAGTTGCAACATTACCGGCTGATGTAGCGCCAGCACCTGCAGTCTCATTCAACCACTTGCGTGTGTTTTCAAGAGTACTTGCCATTACTGCTTTCTTATTGCCGTTAAGGCCTTCTAAAAGTGCAGTTTTGGTATCCTGCCAGCGGTTTTCTAGTAGTTCTGACATTATTTTCTCCTTAATTCAATCCTGCAAGTCTTCGAATGTCGACGATGTTGTCGGCTCCCGAGCTTACACTACTAACGTTAGATTCTTCTTTATTGCCTGTAATTGATTTTGCCTCAGCTTCTGTTAATGTCGCCTTTTTCTTTTCTGGAGTTTTCCCGTCAATAACTGCCGGCATGTACTTGTCAAATTGTTTTACTAATCTGTCAGTTTGTACACCTTCCAGTAAGTCTTTCATGATTTCACGTTGATCTCTACTCAATGGAGCAGTTAGGTCATCCATGATATCTTTTCTTTTGCTCGCTTCGGAAATTTTCTTAATTTCTGAATTTTTGCTTTCGATAACTTTTGTTTTATTATCAACATCTGCTTTAACTTCTGCAATTTGTTTTTCTTTAAGATCAACAACTTTCATTAGTTTAGCAGTTTCTGATTTTTCATTCAAGTAACTGTTAGTATACTCGTTTGAAAACGTTTCGAAAATCTTACGACCAAAGTCATTCTTACGAGCTGAATCAATATCTTCTTTAAGTTGGCTAATTTCTTTTGTAAGACCCTTGCCAACAATATCTGATACTAATTTAGCACTTTTTTCAACAAAAGTTGATTTAACTTTATTGAGATGTTTCTTAGCTTCACGTACTAATTTAACTTTCGTTTCAGCTAAGTCTTTCTTATCTTCTTGGAACTCTGCAATTTCTTTAGACAAAGCTTCAACCACAAATTCCTCAAGATTGCCAAACTTATTTGACATTACTTTTTGGTCATCATGTAATTCAGTTACTTCTTTCTTCAAAGACTTCATAACAAACTCTTTTAGCAAATTTGCGTTCTCACGCATAGCAATGGCATACTTTGCTCTTGCTTCTGCTAACTGTTTGCGGTCGTCTGTGAACTCGGAAATTTCTTCTGCTAATTTATCGCTCACCATAGAATCGATAGCTTCAACCATTTGTGATTTATCGTGTTCATACTTTGATGCGAACTCTTCGCGAAGTTCAGCGGTTACTTCCAATTTCGTTTCCGAAATCTTCTTATCCCACGCTTCTTGAATTTCAACTCTGATCTCTTCGGAAATTACATTGTTTTCAAAGAGTGATTTCAGTGCGTCCAACATTATATTCTCCTTTTACTGGAGCCCTTTGATGATATTCACCAAAGAATTCTTTAAATAGTCTTGTGCCTTTTTATCGCCTTGTACTTCGCGAGCCAAGTTCATAGCCTTATACCCCCCACGAGTATTCATTAAATGCTCGTATATTGGGGTTGGGTATGCCCCTGGAGCACTGGGTTGAGCTACTACGTCTACTGTGATTATTTCGTAGTCGCTTACTTGTCCGGAACCGTCTTCTGTAACGTTTCCGCTACCACGTGACGAGACTCCTAGTTTAACTCCGCTTTCCAGCATTGTTGAAACCAGGTTTCCCATCGGCGTTGGTAATACTTTAAGTTTTCCATAACCGTTTGGGCCATCCATCCACATTTCTGTGATCATATGGCTTACGCGGTCTAAGTTAATGTTAAGGCCTTCTGGATGATCAACTTCGCCTAAAACTGAATATCCACCTGTAATCTGGTCATTGAGAGTGTTGACAGCTCTACCTATCTCGGTAACAGGGTAAACACGTTGGTTGGCATTTTTAACCCCGCCTTGGATGCAAATACCTTTTAAAAAAAGATCTTTACCACCCTTGGCATTCTCGGTAGTCTCGATAACCATCTTAGCTTGGTCGAATGTTAAGTTCTCACGTAAATTGTGCAACACATTGCTCCTTAGCATTATTACGAACCTATTACTGAACCAGTATTAGTTCCGCCTTCTTCGCCTTTTCCCTTTTTCTCGGTACCGTGGCCTTTTGAATCAGACTTTAATGATTTAGAAGCTTTTCCACCAGGAACATTTACGTTACCAGCTGAGTCTTCTTTAGCATTGTTACCAGATAGTCCAGTATTTGAACCTCCAGTTCCTTCACCACCAGTTGCGATATTTTTAGCATCACCACCCATGTCATTTTTACCTGCTACTGGAGACTTAGTGTTATCACCATTGTCGCCCATTACAGCATTTACTTTTTCAACATACTCACGCATTTGTTCTGTGCTTGAAATTGGACCAGTCGCTTTCGCTACTTTTCCTTCGTATGCATTGCCTGTGTCAAGATCGGATCCAGCATTTACAGCCTCGTCCTCTGCTTCTTCATCACCTTCGTCGTCGTCGCCAGCGTCCATATCCATTTCTGGACCTTCTTCGCCGTCGTCGCCGTCGTCGCCATCGTTATCATCCATCATAGAATCAAATTCAGCTTTAAGATCATCAAGTGCATCTTCTAAGTCAACAACACGGTCTTCTAAGTCTTCGTCGTCGCCCGCATCGCCTTCTTCGCCGTCTTCGCCATCTTCATCACCTGCATCTTCAATGTCGCCGATCATAGCATCTGCTGGATCGCCGCCCATATCTGGCATGCCGTCTTCAGTGGGAACATCTTCTACTGGAGTAATGTCAACAAGTTCTTCTTTAACTTCTTGTTCATCACCTTTTTCGTCTTCGTCAGCTTTTTCGTCGACTTTATCGTCTTCCTTAGCTTCCGTATCTTCTTTTTCATCAACTTCAGCATCTTTTTTGTCTGCTTCGTCGACTTCAACTTCTGGCATGTCGTCGTCCAAAAGTTTTTCGTAAATGTTTCTAGATTTTTCAACAACTATTTCGTGAAATAGTTCTTCCGCTCCAGAGCGGTCTTCTGCGATGAGCTTTTCTAACATTTGCTCAAATTTATTTTTAATAGCCATTATTTTTCTCCTCCTGTTTATTTAGATAGTGTATTGCTGTCTACTGTATTTACATGTATAGGGAAAAAGTACGTGGTTATCGGCCTAAAACGGGCCGTTTTACATTAAGATTATAGGATCTTGAAAAAGTCCTGGAAATCTTCAATTGACATGTGATTCAGGTTGCCCCACACTTTTAAATTGTCTGGCAAGAATGAATCTTCTTTACTTGCTACACGTATATATCTCTTATGCGGATGTTTTTGAATTACAATACCTGTTTGTCTAGCCCAATTACCGTGGTAAGTTGCTGTATCTTCAGATGTTTTATAATTTTTTGTATCTGCATATAGATTATTAATTTTGTTATTGTCCTTAGTACCTTTGTAATCAAAGCCTAAAATGTAGATTTCGCTATGATTATGTTCTTCTTCACTAGCTAAATGTAGTGCAGTAGGTCCGCTACTCCAACCTAAACTTGGGTCAAAGTAATTAAACTTATTAAAATCTTTATAAACTCTATTAGGATTTGTCCATACTTCGTGTGTAAGTTGCCAGCCAACAGCGTTAATTTCGTTTACCATCTTAGTATCAACAGCTACTAGATAATCAGGATCAAACTCTCTATATAAAGCATTACATCCGTATATTTGACCGTATGGTTTTAATTTGTGTAAGTTAATTGGTTTACGACTGGTGCCATTTCCGATAACAAATGCCACAGTAGATCTGGGCATAGAACTAGACTGCCTGTTCGACGTTCGCGGCTATTCCATACATTTGACGTACAAAGTCAAGATCTTTTATTTGTTCTTCGGAGTGTAAATCTGCCGCTTTACGAACTTTATTAATTTGTCGCAGGGTTAATCTTGTTTTGCGAGTATCATCTCGTTTTACAATAGAATCATCGTCAATAGGATCATACTGTTTATTATCCACTGGCTCGAGTGTTTCTTTATCGAAGTAAAATATTTCTCGCAACATTGTCATACTACTATTTATGCGGGAGGAGGTGTAGCACCGCCGTCGTCCGCTCCTCCGGTTGCTGTATCTGGTGCAGGGGCTGTTCCCCCATCTTCAGGAGCCGCGTCAGCTTCAGGATCAAGATCTTCCATTCCGCCCATGTCAGCACCTATACCTGCTCCACTAATTCCGGCAGTTCTCATTTCTCCTGCGGCATCAGTTGGCAATGGTGTTAAGTTCTCGTCATTCTCTTCTTTCCAAAAACGTTCATTCTCAGCAAGTTCTTCATCAGTCATTCCTAAGAAACGTTTTAATGCAAATCTATTTGAAATATAAGGTATAGCACTCATTTGTGTATACGTTGGAACACGAGCATTATCAAGTTCGCTTTGTCTATAACTTGCAAAGTTTTGTGG